TGTCGTCTACTCTTTAAGTTGTACGGCTTAACCGCCTGCATTAATGCCAACTTTTAGCGCACGGCTCTCTCCCAAGAGCCATTTCCCTAGACCGAATATAGGAATCGTATTCGGTCTTTTTTTTGAATATTTCTTAAATCAATAACTTATCGTTAAAACAATCACTTACATCACTTCCTGTTACCTTCAATGCTACTGATTTGGACTTTCTGCCGCCACTTTGTCGCCACCCATTTGAGCCAGCGGATTCAGGTGAATAGCGTCTTCCAGGTGATCCGGAGCGAAGTGCGCGTAGCGCATTGTGACGCGGATATCGGAGTGCCCGAGGATGCGTTGCAACACGATAATATTGCCACCGGCCATCATGAAATGACTGGCGAACGTATGCCGCAGAACGTGCGTCATCTGTCCTTCTGGTAGCTCGATACCGGCCAGCCTGATCACCCGATAGAACTGTTTATAGCAGGGCGAGAAGGGCGCACCTTTGCGGGCGATCAGTTCGTCATACAAAGGGCGGGAAAGGGGAACGGTACGGTTCTTTTTACCTTTGGTATTGATAAAGGTGAGTTTGTAGGGCGAAATCTGCGAGCTTTTGATTTTGGCCGCCTCGTTCCAGCGTGCGCCGGTCGAAAGGCAGACTTTAACGATAAGCGTTAATTCGTCATTTCCATGTTGTTCACATGCCGCCATGAGCAGCAGAATTTGTTCCTGAGTCAGCCATGCCATTTCCCGTTCCGGCTGATCAAACTCGCGGATATTCTCGAGAGGGTTAGGCAGCGACCATTCCCCCAGTCGTTTCAGTTCATTGAACACCGCCCGCAGAAAAGCATGCTCACAGTTCACCGTGCCGGTGGAAACTTTACGGGTCGCCAGACTGGTACTGTAGCCATTATCAATCTCGCCACGCAGCCGCTGATCACGATAGTGCGCCCAGTCCTTCGGTGTGATCGTGCTGGCAATCGGATCGCCCATTCCCGCGCTGATAATCTTTAGTTTTCCCAACCGTCCCTTTTTATCATTCAGAGAACAGCCGTGCAGGCTGTACCAGAGATCGACCAATTCGCTCAGCTTCCGCCGGTCCTCCTTTTCTCCCTGCCAGGGTTTGTTCTTCGCCTGTTCCATGGTGTAAGTCTCAAAGGAAACGGCTTCACCCTTGGAATCAAACTGCCTGCGGCATCGCTTGCCCTCGCGTCCGTTCGGGTAGCATTCACATAACCATTTGCCGGTAGACAGTTTTCTTACACTCATCACATCCTCCTTTTTTGAGAATGTGAATTTTACTGTGTATAAAACCAGTGTAAATGTTTGTTTTCGAGTATTGTATACATCTGGCACAAACTGCTTATAATTTATTTATGATTGGGAAAAAGTATTCTTCTGTGCGGCAGTGATTAATTTTTCCCGAACCCAATCTATATTGTTAGCCTGATAATAATTCCAACATGCTGTTTTTAGATAACGTCGATCTTATTTATTTTAACTTAAGGTTTGTTATGAACACAGAAATTGAAAAATTCAAAGCTCTCTTCGATACTTTTACACCTCAACAAATAGATGAAAACAATAGGAAGATGACTGAGGAAAATCAGCGACAGGCGAAACTTTTTGTTGATCATTATGAAAATAATAGCTGCTACTTATGCGGTAAACCTTTTAAAACGATCAGTCGAGAAGAACCATGCTTACACTGGTTGTTAAGACAATGTAAGTTTAAAGCTAAAGATTTTTCTCTGATATATAAAAAATATGGCTATCATAATATTGCAGCTTTTTTAAGATGGACAGCTAACCAAGAGAGACTATTATCCAATATCAATGACTTGGATGCCGAGCGTTCTGAGAGAAAATTAATATCCTACACAATTAAATGGAAAAACATTGAATGGACATTTGATTGTGGTAAAAGTGACTTTACTGGCCATATAGGAACTAAAATAGAGTACCCTCATTATCATTTCCAAATGAGAATTGATGGAAAACAGTTTATTAACTTTAACGACCATCATCTTCCTTTCAGCAATGAGGATTTATTAGTATTGAATTTAAAAGAGAGTAATCAGAATTTTCATGTCGATTTTGGTGCTATTGGTTCTGGAATGCAAGATGCTGTTTCCCTTGATCCAGAGATAGCGATTGAGCATATGAGTAGTTCTGATGAAGAAGATGCTACTTATCATCTATCAACTATTATTGATGCTTCAGAAAATCCAATTACTGGTGAGGAAATAAATGAGATTATGGAAGAAGCTAAACGCACGAATAGATCTTTTTCATATGTAGCACAAAAGAAGTTAGCAAATAGAGCAGTTGTTAAAACGATAATATCACCAGCAGATTCCATTCCCGATATTGCAAGCAGAACGGAACATAAAACACGCTGAATTACAGGGTGCTCAATATATTATCAATAATGCTAGATGAAAATAATTAACAATAAATTCATCTAGCAGTTTCGATCTCAGTGCATTTGCAACGACTGCTGGCTATGTTTATCCGGATGTAGCTGAACAGCATGAACGGTGCCAGGTTCAACAATGATGTCCGCAATGGACTCATGCGTTTTGAACGTGCAACTGCAGTTAATGTTCTGGCACTGGTGATAACGTTCTTTGGTATTGATGCTCAGATAACGGCTTGAACGGGCGTGTGCTGCGTGCTGGCATTTAGGGCAGTGCATCATAATAATCACCATGTAATCATTTTCAATCAGATGCGGTTATTGTATATTATGATGAAAAACATACATGTGAAATTACAGTGATTTACATTGCAACGTAATAATAACAATCCTATAAATAATAACTCTACTTATTGAATTGGATGTTTTATGACTCTTCTGATTAAAAAATTACTTCCTTCAGAGTGGGAAAGCGCATTCCCGATCATTGCTCAGCTAAGAAATATCACCAAAGACGAATTTTTAAAAAGCATAAGAGTGCAGACTCTGAATGGGTATGAGCTTGTTGCTGCTGTTCTCGAAGAAAGAATTATCGGTGTGATGGGCATAAGGCCTGTACACACGCTGGCACGAGGTTCTCACCTGCATATTGATGATCTGGTCGTTGACGAGCATGAGCGCCATTCGGGAACGGGTAGGTTACTTCTTGATTTCGCTGTCAGTGAGGCTAAAAGCAGGGAGATGAATTTTGTTTTTCTTGATGCAAGAAAAGAAGCAATTCCCTTCTATGAAAGGAATGATTTCATTTTCCACACTTCTCCTTCAATGAAAAAGATCCTTTAATTTTCCCTATCCGCAGGCATGTTCAATCCCTGGTCTTATAATGGAATTGAACATACCTGATTGCTCTAACTCTAATGTTGTCTAGGAACCATCATCCTCGGCCGACTCGTAATTTATATCCGACAGCAACACCTCAAGATTCAACATCGTCACAAATCCACTGCCGCCCAGGCTGTGTGTCACCTTGCTGATTATCCAGGGCTGCGCGTCGATCACTGACTTAAAGCCGGACACCGCCACCGGCGTCTCAGGAAATAAATCTGCCCGCCCGCGAGCCAGAGAAATCGAGAACTCTGCGACACCGCGCTGGAGTTTGTCCCACTTCGCCTGGGCTGCCCGCATGGCGGCCTTTTGCGTGGCGTAGATGGTGGTGAGGGCAAACACGTTTTCATCGCTGCCCGCCAGGTAATCTCCCTCTTTAGCTTCCGGCGTTTTCTGCACTTTCGCGCTGGTCTTCTTCGCCTTTGGATGTTGCAGGGCACGCAGGTACTGCACTTTCGGTTTCCGCTGCACCTTCACCTTTTTTGGCTTCGGGTCTTTGGTATGCAGCCAGCTTGCCGACACGCCGGTGTATGCCCCACGGTCAGCAATATTGAACGTGTGCCCGTCGCCGTCGCTGCGGACAATCGTCATCTGCGGAATGGGCTTCCCGCTGGCGGTCTTTGCCGCACCGGGTTTGATAAACAGCAGGCTGCCCGCCTTGATGGCGACAACCGCGCCGTTCAGCTCCGCCAGGCGCGTGATAAATTTCGCGTCCGTTTCCTGGGTCTGGTCGATGTGCGACACCGGCACGCCCCTGAAAGGTTCAGCAATCGCGGGTTTGAGGTTGTTGCGCGTCGCCACGGCAGACACCACCGCTTCCAGCGTCGTGTCGTGATAGGAGTTATCACGGCGGGAATTCAGGCTGCCGCGATAGTCCGCGCTGCGGGCGCGGATGGTCAGCGTGTCCGGCGTGCCGCGATGCTCCACCTCATCCACGGTAAAGTCGCCTTTGTTCGTCAGCGCCTGGCCTTTCCAGCCGAGCGCGATATTTATCACCGCGCCGCGTGGCGGCATCTCCAGCAGGCCGTCGCTGTCGCTCAGTTCGATGTCGAGCTGGTCAGCCTCAAAGCCACGGTTGTCCGTGAGCGTGAGCGAAATCAGCCGGTTGCTGACGTCCTGCGTGATGTCCTTACCGCCGACGGTCACCGTAAAATCCGGCGCAAACTGCGCACCGGCACCGATGGTCATATCCGTAATCACAACAAGCCTCCCAGTTGGCCGGTTAAACCTCCGGCCTGGTTGAGCAGTCCGTCGGCCTGGGCTTTCATATCGCCGAACATGGCCGCCAGGGATTCATCCACGCGGGTCAGCGTCAGCGTAAACTCTATCTTTCGCGGCGCGCCGTTGGAGAAGAATTCCGTGTGGGTTTCGCTGACGCTGTTCACCACGAACATCCCGTAAATGGTGCCGCTGCCTTCGAGCAACGGCCACGCCTTACCCTCGTCGGCCATCAGGTTCAGTGCCATCAGTGACAGCCTTCCGCCGGTGATTTCCGGCATCAGCACGCCGGACAGGGTAATTTTCTCCTCATTCACGCCGAGGAACTGCGGCAGCGGACGCAGGCCGACGCGGTTGTTTACCGGCCATCGGTAATCGACATCACGTTGCAAACTTTGGTAAGGGACGGTCTGCAACTGAAACACAAACAGCCCAAGCGTTAACATCATGCGGACATCTCCTTAATCGTTATCCATGCGGGAACGTTGCTGGGCGGCGCGGGCGCGGTCACGGGCTTCCAGCTCGGCGCGGATCTGGCGGCTGGTGTCCTGGACGCCTAAACCGGCACCGGCGGCAATGGTGTAATTGTGCGTGCTGCGGTCGATATAGCTGCGCCCGCCGCCGACCGACACCGGCGTGTAACCGCCGCCCAGCAAGCCACCCGGCGGCGGGACAATGGGGGCAGGATTATCCAGCGGATGTGCTTGCGGATCCCCGTCGCCGGATTGCTTCGAACGCCGGTCAGCCTTATCCGCCGTTTTATCAATGTCAGCCGATTCATCCTTGATGATGCCGAGCTTCTCCAGCAGCCAGACCACACTGCTACGCAGCTTATTAGCCACCTGCAACGGTGCGGTCAGTGCGTTAGCGACCAAATGACCAAAGGACACCCCCGCATCTTTACAACTGTTCAGCGTTTCCTGCGTGGATTTCACCGGTTGGATCAGGTCTTTGAACCACTGCCACAAGACTTTGAGCCTGTCCCCAAGCCAGTCAAACACCGGCTTAAGCGGCGCAAACATCTCTTTTACCGGTTCGAATGCCACCCCCAGCCCTTCAATGACGCCCGCAAAGAAGGCGCTGATCGGCTCCCAGTGTTTACGGATAAGCAGCGCACCGGCGACAATGGCGACACCGACGGCAATAATCGGCCATGTCAGCCCACCGATCACCGTCGCAATCGCGCCGCCCACCGTGCCGAGAATGGTCCAGAGCATCCCCGCAGCGGCGACAATCAGATTAATCCCGCTGATAACCGGACCGGCCACCAGGCCAAACACGCCCAGCGCACCGATAATCAGCAGCGCACCGCCCGCAATTTTACCGAGCGTGGCCGCCAGGGCTTTATTGTTCACCACCCACTTATCCAGTTTGAGCACGTAGCCGGTGGCGGTTTGCACCAGTTTGCGCAGTGACGAATCCTGTTGATCAAACAGGTCAGTCCCGACCGCCTCATAGGCGGATTGAAATTCCTTAAAGTCGCCGCCGAGGTTGTCCTGCATGATCGCCACCAGCGCCTCGGTTTTGCCGTCCGAGGTTTTGAACGCCTGGGTAAGCGTGTCGAGCTTGCCCGACGTTGCGCCGTCCATCAGCACCATCGCCGACGAGCTGGCCTCTTCACCAAAGATGGCTTTCATGTACTGCGCACGCTGCGCATCGCCGAGCTTGTTTTTCGCAAAGCTCTTTTGCATTTCTTTCAGGATGACAAACAGCGGGCGCATGTTGCCTTTGCTGTCCGCCGTTTTCACCTTCAGCTCACCGAGCGCGGCAGCGGCGGTGCCCGTCGGTGCCTGCAGGCGGGTAATGACCGCACGCGCACCGGTGCCCGCCATCGAGCCGGTGATTTTGGCATCCGCCAGGGCGGCGGCCATGGCCGCCGTTTCTTCGACGCTGATACCGGCCTGCTTTGCCACCGGTGCGGCATAGGTCATGGTGTCAGACAGCCCCTCAAAGGTGGCGGCAGACTTATTCATGGCCGATGAAAGTACGTCACCGATGTGTGACACAGTGTCATTGGTCATGCCAAACGCGGACTTCACGCCCATCAGCAGCGTGGCGTTCTCCTCCATGGTGCGCTTGTTCGCCAGGGACAAATTCAGGATGGTCGGCGTCGCCGCCAGAATGCCGTCCTTGTCCGCGCCGGATTTCGCCACGATGATTTGCGCGGCGGCCGCATCATCGGCAGAGGCGGCGGTGTTGTCGCCGAGCTGCCGGGCCTGGGTGCGCAGCGCGGTCATATCGGCGGAATCTTTTTCCAGCCCTAACGTCGCCTGCAATTCAGAGTTTTTCTGCGCAAAGTTAAATCCGGGCATCAGCAGCCCGACACCCGCCGCCGTGCCCGCTGTCGCAATGCCGACACCGGCCGCCCCTGCGCCGGTCACGCTACCGGCGAACTGTTTGCCCGCCTGATACCGGCCTTTCACGGCGTTGAGCTTGGCCTGCTGCGCGCTCACCCGTGCCAGAGATTCGCGCTGCCGGTTGAGCTGCGCGGTGGTTTCGCTGATGGAGGCTTTCAGGCGGCGCTCAGAGTCAGACAGCGTGCGCGTGCTGATGCCCGCCTGGGTAAGTTCGGTGCGCTGCCGCTGCACCGACTGCCGCAGCCCGTTGAACTGGGTCTGCAACTGCGCGGCGGTGCGCTTCGCGGACTCCATGGCCTGCGCCTGGGCGCGGGTCGGGCTGGCGGTGTTTTTAAACTGAATCGCCAGCGCCGCCGCTTCCGCTTTGGCGTCTTTCAGTTTCTGGCCGGTGACGGCGAGCTGCGCGCTGGATTTACGGAAGCCGTCAATCTTTCCGGCCTGGGCGTTCAGGTCTTTGAGGCTGTTTTGTGAGTTGCGAATATCCCCAGACAGCGCCCTGCTGGCATTCTGCACAGCCTTAAACGGGCGGGTCGCCTGGTCAACCGCCTTTAACAACACCTCTAACTTTAAGTTACTCACTGTCGGTGGCTCCGCTGCGCTGCATGGCCTTATGACGCCACACCAGCAGCTCGGTCAGCGTCATCGGGTTCAGTTCTGACGGCGGCCAGTGAAAAATCACCGCCACGTCCGCCATCAGGTCATCAACGGTCAGGGTAGGGGGAAGCTTTACTGTTCCGACTTCGGCGATAAAAAACCAATCACCTTGCCGGCCATGGCAATCAGGTCGGGCAGGTTCAGGCTTTTGCAGTCCTGGGCGGTGAGGTTCGGCACGGTAATGCGCGGCAGAATGACGGTCAGCGCGTCAACGTCGGCATTCGCCAGCGCCGCCAGGCCAATCCCGCGCAGGTGTCCGGCGTTCGGCTTGATGATTTCAACCTGGTCGATCAGGGTGTCGCCGCGTTTGATCGGTTCTTCCAGGGTAACGATGTTTTCATTGTGTTCTGACATAGCGGTGTCTCTTCTTCAAAAGGGAGTGAAGCGCCGGTGTCCGGCGCGGGTTACGGGTTACAGGCCGATGTTTTTGCGGTGTTCCGCCACGCGGTCAACGCCGCCGACGATTTCCACCATGTTCACGGTATCGACTTCAATCACGTCTTTGCCGTCAATCACCAGCTTGAAATAGGTACACTGGGTGGTGATTTTGGTTTCGGTGTCTTCGCCCTGCTTGTACTCGCCGAAATCCATCTCCTTATGACGTCCGCGCAGGGTGACTTCCACGGCGGAGGTGTTGCCGGTATCGTCGCGCTGGAAGGAACCGGCAAAGCGCAGCGGCACGGCATCGACTGCGCCCCATTGTTTCAGCACCAGTTCATCCAGCCCGCCCACCGTCCACTCAAAGGTCAGCGCGTCGTCGTCCAGGCCGAAATCAATGGCGGCCGAACCGGTCATGCCGCCGCCGCGATAGTTCTCCAGCTTGCGGGTCAGCTTCGGCAGCGTCAGCGCGCTGACCGTGCCGAGGTAGCTGTTCCCGTCGTTAAACAGGTTCAGGTATTTCAGTTTCTTAGGCAGTGCCATGTTTTAGCGCCTCTTAGCTGTTGATGGCCGTGGCAAACGTCGCCAGGTATTGATCGGTGATGCGCTGACGCAGGGTTAAATCTTCCAGCGGCGGCACCGGCGTGTAGTCGTAATCAATGAACAGCTTGCCCGCCTTGAGGGTCTCAACGGTGTTCGCCTCTGCGTCATACCAGCAGGTGCCGTCAATGATCAGGCCGGCGGTTTTCATTTCGCGCAGCTTGGCGTTAATGCCCGCAATCATGTCCTTGATAAGCGTCGGGGTCATTGGCCTGTCCATCGCCCACAGGTGCGCTTCCGCCATCGTGTCGGCCAGCACCTGCGCGGTGCGGGTGTAGTTCTCAAACAGGAACAGCGGATCATCCGAGCAGGTACGCTGCCCCCAGAACTTAAAGCCGTCTTTGCGGATAAGGGTGGTCACACACGCCTGGTTCAGCAGGTCGGCATCGGTGCCGGGGGTCTGCAAATCCCAGTACACGTTGGCAGACAGGCCGGTGACGCCGTTGATCCCGACGTTAGAGAGTGTTTTATGCCAGCCGGTTTCGGCGTCGATTTTGGCACGCAGGCCGAGGGCGTAAGCCGTTGCAGGGGCGATGTCGCTGGTGTTGGTGGTGGTGTTCCAGGCCACGAAATCCGGCCAGACCACCATCAGCTCACGCTGGCTGAAATTGTCGCGGTACTTGATGGCGTCAGAGACGGTTTTGCAGCCGTACGCGCTGACGTAGCCGAATGCGCGCAATTGCTGACTGACGGCGGCGAGTGCGGTCGCAACCTCCTGGTTATCCAGACCCGGTACGCCGAGAATGCGCGGCTTTACGCCGAGTTCAGTCTGCGCGGATAGCAGGGCTTTCATACCGGTATACATGCCGGTGTCGTCTGACCCACCGATGATGTTGGAGGTGGTTTCCGCTTCGGTTTCGCCTTGGGCGACGCGCACCACAACGACAACCGGTTTAGCCTGGTTGGCGATAGCCATCAGGGAGGCGCGCAGCGTGCCGGTTTTACCGGTCTTACCGGCGGCGGTCAGCACATTGGTAATGAGTACCGGCGTATCCAGCGGGAAGGTCGCCGCATCAGCATCGTCGCCGGTGCAGACCATCCCGATGATGGCGGTGGAAACGGTGGAGATAACGCGGGTGCCGTCATTGATTTCAACAACGCGCACACCGTGATGATAATCAGCCATGGTGTTTTTCCTGTGATTAATAAGCCAATCAATCATCGCGTGTTGGGGACAATCAGGCACGGCGGGCGGGGTGTGTGGGAAATGGCACAACGTGGGAGGATACAGAGACAAAAAAGCCCCTTTCGGGGCAGTGAGTGTTCTGAGGAAGGTCGTGGCGTCAGGCGCTGTCTAGTCCCAACTTTTCAGCCAGCCGGTGAAGCGCGTTGACCGTCATCACTTCCTCAGCAACCTGTGAAAAGGCAGACCAGTTGGCCGCCAGAAATCCCGCGATAATCTCCGCTTCCTCTTTATTTAATTCCATTTCATCCTCCTGAATAGTTTGGGGATATCCTTGGGCATCGGCGGGACATGTTCAAATAGTTACTACTGATCAATTATCCGTCATTGATCGTTTTCAGCGATCAATTTATTCAGGTACAGCAGGCCAGTCGATATCCGGCGCAGCGGATAAATTCAGGCGGTTCAGCGCCACGCGGAATGTCTTCCAGGCTTTCAGGCGTTCCCGCTCCGCGTCAGTCACGTCATCGATATCAACGGCATCCTGCAAAGGCGCAATGGCGGCGGCGGCCTGACTGAGCAGTGCGCTTTTGCGCTGCTCAGCCACCTCAGCAGCGGGCTGCACGAACGGAATAAACTGGCCGTTCTGATAGCGGTATGCCAGCGTGCTGATATCCTCCGGCAACGCGGCGGTATCCAGTTCGTAAATGCTGACGCCTTCGGACAGCGTTAAAAAGTTGGGATTTTCCGCCCAGGTGGAAACAAAACCGTCAGCGCCGACGGCGATAAAACAGTTTTCTCCCTGCCATTCCCGATCGCGGAGTTCGTACCAGTCCGTGCCGTTCTCATCTTCAAAATAGAGCACCGGCAGCGGCAAACCCTCTTCTAAAACCTGTCGGGTCATTTTGATATTTTTGAAAGCAATCATGTTAGTTACCCACCTGTCGCCAGCTTCCGCTGGCTGTTCGTACCATTAACGCGCGGTAATATTTCCCCAGCGTGCGGGCGTCCCCCAAATCCGGCCTGACACTTAAGCCCGTCATAAAGCAACCCGTCGGGGCTTCCCAGCCTGTTTGTGTTGTCCAGCCTGCATTCTCCAGCGCCTGACTGCCGCGCTGGACGTCATAAATAAAACGCGAATCCGACCAGTCGCGGGTTGCCAAAGAAACGACCGCATTGCTGCTGAGATGACGCATATAGGGATTGGTCACATCGCCAGCCGCGAATCCCGCATACGTTGCGCCATCACGCATCAAAAACCTGTCATTGGTTTCTGCTTTCGTATAGGAATCGCGCTGCGGCGGCGGGAAATTGGTGGTGTACACCTCCCCCATATCCGACGCATCCACCTGAATTTTCACCTTTGATCCCGTCCAGCCGATATAGACTTTATTGGACTGCATACCGGCACCGCCGCCTTGCTGCACGGCGGCAAAGTTCCCGACATTTCCCAGCCCGACATTCGCGTTACTGAGATTGATATCCGCAGTGCCATCAAATGCTACACCGGCAATTTTGCGGGCGGTGGCGAGTTTTGACGCTGCGACTGCCGTCCCGCCCGCCGGTAACGCGCCGACGTCTGCTGGTGTCGGTTTGTTGGCCTGGCAGTAAATTTCATTCCAGTTAGTCCACGGACCATCGACGCCGTTCCATGCCCCCGACGCGCCACGGGTAAACTGTCGTCCGTTGTTGTTAAAGGCAATCTGCTGCGTCGCATTCGGTCCCCAGGTCACGAAAATCACGCCGACAAAACCGTTCATCGGATAGCCTTTGTCCGTGGTCGCGGCGGCGGCACCGGGCACGCCGTAATGCCCGAACATGGCCGTGCCATGCAGCGCGTTGGGGGAATCCGTTGCGGTCAAATTGGCGCGGATTTTAAAGGCTGTCGCAATTTCATCCGCCAGCGCCTTTTCACTGGCGGCGCTTTGCGCGGCCGTCCACGCGCCCACGTCGGCGGCGGTGGGTTTGTTATTCGCGCTGTACGTCGGCACCCACTCTTTCCAGGGACCATCCACGCCGTTCCAGTCAGCGGACAACCCGCGATTCCAGATATTGCCCGTGAACGTGACGTACATCTGCTGACAGCCGTAGGCGCTTGGCGTGACATACAGCGTGCCTGCGATGCCCTGCGGATAGTGCAACGCCGCCGTGGCGTTGGCATTTTTAGGCTGCGCGTACAGGGCGGCACTTCCGGCTCCGCTGGCAAAGCCCAGGGTATTAATATCCGTGGTTGTCAGGATGGCCGACGGCACCGCGACGGAATTCACCGCGCTGGCCTGCACCCAGTCACGCCAGGGTCCGTCCGTGCCATTCCAGGACGCATTCAGCGCACGCGTCCACACCATGCCGGTATTTTGCATCGTGTAACGCTGCAACACGCCGCCCGTCCAGGACGCGGGGATAACCTCCAGCACGCCCGCCGCCTGGGAGCCTGGCGGGTAGCCATTGGCGACGGTGGCATTCGCGCCGGTGCTCTGCACGTAAACCCCGATTTTTGCCAGATTAAACGTATTGATATTCGCAGTGCCGAGAACGGCGGACGCGACAGGCAGCGCCCCCACATCTGCCGCCGTCAGGGTAATGTCAGCGCTCAGCGCTTTACTGTTCACCTTACGGGTGGACGGCACGCGGGTGTTGGCATTATCGTTGGCGGCCTTGACCGCTTTGGGCGTGGCGGCCAGCGCTTCGCTGGTACTGCTGACCGCGCTGTTAAGCTGGACAAAACCTTTTGCCGTCAGCGTGCCGTCGGGGTGGTTGCGGGATTTTTCATGTGCGGCCAGCAGGTCATTCACATACTGTTCGGTGGCCATAATCACCGAGTCGTCGATCAGCAGGCTGATGGCCTCGGTGTTGCTGACCGCAATCACCATCCGCAAAGTTTGCGTGCGGCCGGAACCTTCCGCCAGAGTCGGCTTGTAGGTGTCAGCCATATTGCACACAGCAATCAGCGTGCCGTCGTCGGCAAACAGACCCATTTCACGCATCCAGAAACCGCCGACGCTCGCAGAAATCACCGCCTCGGCAATGGCCCAGTTGCCATGAGTCGGGTCGAGCTTTAAAGAGTTGAGCGGCGTGCGGTACACCTCTTTAACCAGTTTTGTCTGCGTGGCAACCGGCGTGGTCGCCTTGCCGTTGCCGTCACCGACGGCAAGCTGCGTAATGTTGATGTCAGTCCCCGCCGCAATGGCCGCCGCAATGCGCGCCTGGCCAAGCGTGGTGACAACGGATTTAAATGTGCTCATAACGTCCTCTTATGCGGGGTAAACGGTCAGCAGTTCGCCCAGGTAGTGCGCTGCGCCGGTGTAAACGTCGCCTTTAATGTCCTGGGTGATGGTCAGGCCAATCAGATGGCGGCTGGCCGGTTTGGCGTCGGCAATCAGCCGCTCCATCTCTAAATACATGTCTTCTGTGATGCCGGTTTCCAGCACGCCGATATCCAGGCGAAACGTGCCGGGTTCGTCATTCGTTTCCCACCACTCGGTCACGTTAATCAGGTAGCCGAGCGGCTCCACCACGCGCCGGATGGCTCCGATGGTTCCCTTATGGCAGTGAATGAACCAGGCCGACTGAATCACGCGGCGCTTAGTCGCGACAGGCCAGTTTTCATCCCAGCGGTCAACCGACAGCGCCCACGCCAGGTACGGCAAAAACTTCGCCGGACAGGTCAGCGGATCCCAGAGCTGCCGCAGCGGCACCAGCACGTTTTCAAGCGCGGCGCAGGCCTCGGCGGCGGCAACCTCAAGAGCCGAGGAACCGGCGGGCAGCAGGCGATCACTCATCGTAGCCGCCCACTTTCAGGGTGTAGGCGGTGCAGAATGACGCCTGCGTTTTATCCAGCTCGATGTCAGCGGCGGGGCTTTTCAGCTCCACCCGTTGCACACCTTCAACGTGCAGCGCGGCATAAATGGCGGACAGCCGGATGTCGCGGCCTAACCGGTGCTGCGCGGTGGTGTAGGCGATAAGCTTGGCTTCGGCGGCTTCGCGGATAGGTTCAGCTTCCGGACCCGGAAACAGATACAGCACGGCGTCAATGGTGTAATTCACCACGGTGGCAGACTGGACGGTCACGCGGTCAGCCACGGGGCGGACGTTCTCGTCATTGAGCGCGGCCTGAACCACCGCCAGCAGGTCAGCGGGGGCGGTGCCGTTGCCGGTCTGTGCCAGCACGGAAATTGTCACGCAGGCGGGCGACGGACTGATGACCGAAATGTCCGCCACCCGCCCGTCAGCCGAGCGCCCGTGATACTCATAGGAACCCACCGGACCCGCCACGCTCAGCCCTTCAAACGCCTGCTGCGCCCGGATACGCAAATCCGCATCGCTTTCCATCACTGCTGCCACGGCGGGCACGCTGACCGTATCCGCAGGGGTGATGGTCAGGCGCTCCACGCTGAACGTCGCCGCGATATTGTCCAGGTCTGTGCCGGTGGCATAAGCCAGCATCACCGCCTGCGCCGCCTCGTTAACCCGCTGACGCAGGATCACTTCGCGGTAGGCGTTCTCTTCCAGCAGCTTCACAATGGGTTCTGACTCCAGCGTTAGCGTGCGGGCGATGGCGGCCTGCTGGTCTTCGGGGTACAAGGAGACCAGCGTGGCTTTGCGTTCTGCCAGGAGGATTTCGTAATCCAGCACCTCCACCACGTCGGGGGCGGGTAACTGGCTCAGGTCGATAGTTGCCATGGTTAGCTCACAGGAAGGGTTAAGGAAATGGCGGCGGACGTGTCTTTGCGGGTGCCGGTGAGTTCAACCACCGCTTTCCCGTCGAACGTCGTTTCAAAGGTGATGCCGGTCAGGCTGACACGCGGCTCCCATTGGAGGATCGCGCTGTAGCAGGCCGCCATGATTTGCAGGCGCAGCGCCGCATTTTGTGGGCGGTCAGTCAGTATCGATAGCAGTGAACCATAATCACGGCGCATGACGCGGGAACCGACGGGCGTGCGCAAAATATCGCTGACCGACTGCTGAATGTGCGCCAGGTCTTCGACGCTGCGCCCCGTGTCGCGAGCCAGGCCGGTGTATTTCGCGTTCGTCATGATGGCACCTGCGTCTGACCGCCGCCCGTCTGGACGCCGCCGTGTTTATGGGTGTGAACAACCACGCCGTTTGACGTCAGGCTGCCGCCGGAATGGGTGAGGTTCCCGGTCATCGTGCCGCCTTGTTTCACCTCCAGACTGCCCGTGGTGAGCTTTTTCGTGCATACCACCTCCGGCGTGTCGAGCGTAATGCGGGTTTTCGCCGTGCAGGTGATTAGTGGGGCGGTGACAGCCACCTGATCGGCAGCGTTCACCGTTGCAGACTTAATGCCGGTTGCCAGCAGCGCGCCGGTTTTGGGTTCGTACTCGATCACCGCGCCGTCAGGGAATGACACATGCAGCGCATCGGCTGATGCAGAAGGCGCAGGAAAGTCATCAGAGAAAACGCCTGGCATCACAAAGGCTGTGTCGAGTTCCCCGCCCAGACAGAACAGCAGAACCTGTTCGCCAATGGACGGTGCCCACCAGGAACGGGCGCTCCCTGCGCGGGAGGTCAGCCAGTGCAGCCAGTCGGTGACGTTGCCGCCGGTGTTCACGCGGCAGGTACCCGCAACTAAGTCCACCTCGGCAACGGTGCCAATGCGGATCAGATTGCGCAGCAGGCGCGGAATGTCGTTGTTGGGGATGGATGTATTCATGGATAAAAGAATGCCGCCCTGTCAGGCGGCATACAATTTGAGGCAGGTTGATGGCGGGTGGCACAACGTGGAGAACACTGACAAGTCGGTATTAGCTCAAAATTGAGCTGATACATTTCGTGGAACAATAAATATCATCAAATCTTACAGTGTGGTTTTAGCGAGAAGCGGGGAGTAAGCAAGTAACGCTAAAAATTATTTAATAGCTGGTAATAATAAAGAAAATACAACCCCTATTTTAGTTGCTTTTATCAATTTTAAGGAAAGTATTCCCAATCTCATCTGAATAATCTTTTATTATCTCTGAAATTACCACGTGATCGATAGTTGGTTTTAAAAATAAAAGCGCCACAGTAATTTGCATCAAACTAATAGCAGTCGCATGAGCTGGATCAGTCATTCCTGAATTACTTTGACCAACTAGTAAGATATCCTCATCAGTTTCACATAGACCAAGCCTATTTCTCATTGCTTTAGACCCAGTGTGTACATTCTGACTCGCCCACTTATAATAAGGGCGCATGTGTTCTAACTGAACATCTTTCTCAATAGCTCCAAACCCTACTTTAGTATGGTTTGGAAAAAGAAATGATGCCCATCCATAATTATCCGCATATTTTTTACCATATTTTTTTATTAATTGATCAAATTGAACCTTACACTCAGCTACTTCTTCATCAGTTGGACCTTTTGCTTGTAATCGGTGCTCGTACTTTTTGTGTTCAATCATGCCATTGTATGAGTCAACAACTTCGTGGTGGTAAAAGCGCTCAGCACACTCTTTTCCATGCTTTGCTATAAACATGGCTGTAGCAGCTACTTCATGGAGTGCTCGCCATCTAGCATGCGCAGCATCTGCAAATCCATTTTTTAGGAGACACAATATTTCATTGGCGATATGACAAGCTCTGGCATGATGACGAACGACTAAATCAAAAACTAAATCAGCTTCAGAGACAGCTTGTGGTCTATAAGAGCTATTGAATTCTTCACCGGACTCAGTACATATCACTAGGAATGTTTCGAGCAAATCAAAAGCTTCTGCCCATCTTGAAATATTTCTTGCAACAAACTCTTCTGAAAGAGAGCGGTGTTCTCTAAGCATTGCATTAGTCGAATCAATAAAACATTTTTTAACGCTGACTGCCATTTTTGGAATTAAGTTATTAATTATTTTTTCGATGTCAATATCGCCAGCTAATTCAGGATTCTCATTGACAAGACTATCAATGTGCTCAAATAAAATTTTATTTAAAGTATCCATGCCATCTCTTAATTAATTTTATGTTGAACTATCTATAAAAAGATAAACAGTAAGTCAGTCTAAGTCTAGCAATTTTGTGCATAGTATTATCTAAAACTAATACACAACAGCAATTCATCTTCCACAATTCTCATATCCTCCGCGTCCAGTCCCAACAGCGGGCGCGCCGGATACTGTATTTCTTTTGCGCGGACAGACGGGCGATCCCGCAGCCCGTACTGATGCACTTTCGCCATGCGCTGAACCTGACCGGTGAATTCCACCACTGCGTCATCAGCGGTGTCTTTGGCTTTCATGTATTTTGCCGCGCGCAATTTGACGAACATTTCCCGCTTAATTCGGCCTTTCTTTGCCCGCAATGGCTGCGGACGTCGCGGTGTGAACTGCTGACCTCCCGGTGTGACCTGCTGCTTAATTCGCTGCTGCTGATGTTTGCGCAGACGCTTCGCAATGGTCGCCGCCATCGCCTTCCGGCTTTGCGGTGACAGCGCGGCAATCAGCCCCGCCAGGCGGGTATCAAACGCTGACAACTCACTCATTCCACTGGCTCACTAACTCGCCGTGCAGATACAGTTCACGCGGCCTTTCCACCGGCTCCGGCAACGGCGGTTCCGGAAAATGCTCCACATACAGACCAGCATCAATCTGTTTCACGATCACGTGCTCGGTGAGCTGCACATCAATAGCGATATCGTAGGTACCATCATCCAGCATATCGGCCTTAAATTTAAAGCCGGTCTGCTGCTTTTCCGGCGTCGCCATGATGTCCGGCTGGTTCTCCCGCAGCCACGCCAGGATAGGGACAATAATCAGATCGCAGTCCTGGGCAAAGTTGGTGATCAGCAGCTCGGTCTGATACTGATATTCAAACGACAGCGAGCTGGCTAATGTGGAAACGATGCGGCCATTATCCACAAACATCCGCAAGGTGTCGGGGCTGGTTTGCAGCACCGGCACGGCATCAGTTAACGCTTTTCGAAGCTGTGCGGGTTTTAACACGGTGTTCCTCCTGGCATTGTTTGACCGCTTCCACCTGGAGGCCGCAGGCCGTCAGCGCGGCCTCCAGGTTTCTGACGTCACTGCTTAAGTCGCCGTTAGTGACCGGTGCGCTTACCGGTATCGGGCAGCTCGTCACCGTCGGACAGCCAACGTAAATAATCTGCGGCGCTGGCAAAGGCTGGACGCGCGTGCATCCGGCCAATATCGTCAGGCAGACGAGCGCTGTACCAGTCGCGCATTTCCTGATTTTCATTGAGTAACCTTTGAATGTGAACTTCACGGACGCGTGCCTGCTCACCCGCCCGTGAGAGCTGGATGCGCAGGCTTTGTTCCTGGCGTTCGCGCCTCAGTGCCTCATTGTTCAGGCGGTGAATGGCGTTATCGCGGCTTTCAATACCGGCGGACAGCGTGCCGATAATGCGCTGTGCCTGGTCGGCTTCATCATGCAGGCCACCGATACGCCAGGTTTGCAGCCCCGCCAGCGCGCAGGCTGCCAGCAGTAATAAAATTAAAATGCGCATCAGACTCCCTGCAGGCAGTAGGCCAGCTCATTAGCGCGGCGGCGCTCCAGGCCGGTGACGGGGACACCGTTCACAAATACCCAGCGTGGCAACTGTTCGCAGGCGTCCCGCCATTGCCCTTTGTTGATGAAAAACGACAGCGTGGACTTGCACGCCGCCGTCACGCCGACGTTGAACGCAAAGGACACCACGGCGTCATACACCGGCTGCGGCATGGCAACCGGCATACAGCGCGCAATGCCTTTCTCCACCCGCATCACGTCTTCCACCAGATTCGCGGCGGCCTGGTGTTCGCTGATGTGCGTCTGCGGCTTCACGCCTGCGGTGTGCCCGATGCCGTTTGTCCAGACGCCCGCACTGCACTGATAGGCCGACAGACGGCAGCCTTCAAAATCGGCAATCAGTGCCAGACCGGCGGCGGACGTTTTCAACGTTGGCGTTTGCGGCAGCAGCGCGGCAATCGCAAGTACAGCGGTGACGGCGCAGCGCCTAACGATTGATGGCTGCATTAATGTCCCCCCTGACGCCCATGGTTTTCAGCAGGCGGTACGTTTTGCGCCGGTAGTACCAGTTCACCAGGAAGGTGGCGACGCCGACGCCTGCCCCCACCAGAAAGGCGATATCCTGCGGTGACATTGCGCCGAGCCAGGCAAGAAAGGCCGCGACGCAGTAACAGATAAACGAGGTGATGCGCTCCATGGTCATCAGTCCCAAAGTGAGACGGTTTCACTGACTGCGGCCTGAGTAATATCCGGCAGTTCCACCGCGTAGCCATGGGGCAGGATTGCCCCCTGTGCGGCTAACCCAACGTTAGCCGCGTAAACCTGTTCAACCACCGACTCGGTGCGCCCGTAGTACCGCCAGCAAAGCGAATCTACGGTGTCGCCTTGTTCGGCATAGACTTTCATCAGAGAAGCCCGATCACACAGTGCGATACACCGGCGACATCACTGATCGCGTTTCGGGCATCACGCCACAGTTCATCTACCGTGCTTTCAACAATTTCGGCTTTTTTGCTGCCAGCATCGGTGGTATCGCTGTTCGGATATCGTTCCGCCAGAATGGCAGCCGTAAGGGATGAAACTGCCCGCAGGTAGGCGCAGACTTTGATACTTTCATCATCAATCTGGTCAGCCGGGACATCAGCGAGAGTTTTGTATCCCTGAACCAGCTGTGCGACGCGGTAGCTGTAAAGCTCGGCATTCACTTCGGTCAGAGCGTACTTAATGACGGCGCGCAGACGTTTGGCGGTCACCGTTCCTTCCAGGCGCAGCGTGTCGCGTAACTCCACCGGATTGATATCCGGCCAGAAATGCGTGTTTTTAATCGCGGGTTCCGTCGCGGCATCCGGCTTTGGTGCAGGTACAACAAGAGACATAGTGACCTCTGAATAGGGGACGGTGGACGCCAGCGTTGAACGAGGTCACAGACCTGTCGCGGCTGGCGTGCCGTCCGGCGCGGGGCGCGTTCTGTTTAGCGGCTGGCTGCCTTTTTGATGGCAGACTCCAACCGCTCAATATCCTTTTTAACGCCGCAGTTACTGTTCAGCTGGAAGGCGCGTTTCAGGTGTTGCAAGGCGAGTGGCAGTTTCTCCGCATCGCGATACAGGTAACCGGTGATTTTGTGTAGCTTGGCGCGTACCTGATCCGGCATGTCCTGACTTTCCGTTAGTTCCATCGTGGTCATGAGTACATCGAGACTGACCGGCTCACCGGCAGCATGAGCACGGGTGCTCATGTCGGCGATTTCCTCCGCCAGCGCATAACCGGCGGGGCGTTTGCCGAACGGCATCGCCAGCTTGTAATGCAGCGCATAGCGGGCGATTTCCAGCGCACCGGCGTAGTCACCGGCATCAATACGCCAGATCATGATGGTCATCAGGATGGCGTCCTGCGCACCTTTACCTTCGGCGAGGACGCCCGCCACCCACGGCGCATATTCGGGCAGCATCTTGCGTTTGAGTTCTGCCTTTTTCTCTGCGGAATAGGCTTTCTTCAGGGCTTTCTGGTCAGCATTAAGCTTTTGCAGCAGCAGTTCATAGCCGGTGGCATGACGCAGCAGGCTGGTATCCTGCTGCGCGGCTTCGATAGCTGACTGCCACAACAAATGACGTCGGGCAGGGCTGGTCATGGCTTACTCCTGAGCTGCCGGTGCAGTGGTACCGGATGCAGTTTTGATGGCATCAACGATCGCCGAGGCGAATTTGCTGAGTTCAGCTTTTTCAGCTGTGTCGTCTTCTCCGGCTGTCACTTCGATGTTCTCGATCAGACAGCCGCAGCCGTAATCTTCCACCACGTAATCCTCGTTAATGGATTCGTAGTTTTCGATACGGTCACGCTTTGGTACTTCCTCAACGTGGCGGCGGTGCGTGCCGTCCTGCCAGTAAATGGACAGGTTATCCAGACGGGTGATCAGCATGGAGTTAGCAGGGAAGCCGGGCACACGCACGGCGGCCAGATTGCCGATGCGTTTCTGGCTGATGATCAGATCGGCAGCCATTGCCTCAGTGTTCGGCTGCTGCTTATTGATCAGCGGGAAATACTTATCTGCGAGCAGCTTGCGGCCGCAGATAACAACCAGTTCGGTGTCGTCCTGATAGATTGGGTCGATCAGTTCGTTGACTGCATCAAAGACAAGTGCGTCGAGGTTTTTGTACTCACCTTTGCCACCGACTTTCACCGCCTCATTGGTCACGGTGCCGTCTTCGGCGACAATCATGCCCATCACTTTGGTCGGGGCATTCAGCCGGTATTTTTGCAACCAGCCCACGCCGACATCCTGCAACAGCGGATTCTGAACCCGGTTAGACGTCGGTGCGCGTGAAACGCCGTTAAAGCCGACCAGGATGCGGTCCAGCGCCTGACGCTTGATAATGGCGTCACGCAAACGGGTCTGAAAATCGTTATAGCGCGCCCACAAATCCAGCTTGCTGTACATCCAGTGGAAGTCGTAGTTGGTTTTGGTGCAGTGATAGCCTTCCTGATCCAGCTTGGTGAAATCAGCGGTTTCACGTTCATCACCGGCGTCAGTGTTGGTGGTACTGGCAATCGTGCCGGTGACGCCGACGCCAACTTTCGCGCCCATCATTTCGTCCACCGGAATGATGTTGATACGGGTCAGGAACTCTGAGGATTCCTGTAATCGGGTCATCAGCGTCTGCGTGACGGACGGCTCGACGTTAAATTTCTTGTCCAGCGTACCGACGTCAACGTTGTTGAGTTTGGCGAGCTGGGAGAGGAACGCATTAAATTTAAAGCGCGTTTCTTTTTTCATGACTTATTTCCTGAGGGTAAATTAAAGATGTCGGATCAGCAGTCGGTCACTGTCTCGTCAGCGCCTGTACCGCCGGTTGCGTGTGGGCGCTGGTTAAAGTTCTGCGCCGGTGTCTGCGCAAGCTTGCCTTTCAATTCAATGAGGGCGTCATGTTCGGCAGCGGTGGATTTTTCCAGGGTATCGACGCGGCTCAGCAGATCGGTCAGGCTGGTTTCATGTTTATCGAGTTCGGTCTGAGCGTATTGAGCTACCTCACCTACGGCTTCGTGAACATCTGCCAGGCGGGCATCGTCTGATGCCTGTTTACGTGAAAGCTTTTGTTTCACCAGGGCGAATAGAGAAGGAGCAGTTTCCGGCGCATCTTCAAACTCAATCAGTGCTTCGGTGGCGACGGTGAAGAGACTTTCCGGATCGGTTTTACGACCGGCGAGCGGGTTCTGTTTTGCCGTACGGCTGAACTCCAGCATTTCAGTGCCGAGGCTTGCGGGGTCATCGGTGACGGCCAGACCGACCAGGTAGGATTTATTGGAATTGGCGAAATTGCGTTTGATCTCCATCGAGGTGTAAACCTTCTGCCCGTCGCCGACCATCTGCGTTAAATCCGCGGTAGGGCTGATCATCGCGTAGAGCGCCCATTTGTCATGCAGCAGCGGTTCAGCCGCATCATCAATCTGTTCGGCTTTAAGCTGGATCACGTCGCCATAGCGGCGGAAATCGCTGGTTGGTAATACGCCTTTGATGTGCTCCAGATTGATGCGGGCACCGTAGGCTTTCGCGCTGTACGTCTCTGCCATTTGCTTGATGTCGTTAGCATCAATTTCGCGGCCATCGCAGGTGTCGCCTTCGACCCCGATGCGAAACCATTTAGATACTTTCTTTGCCATGTGACTGACTCCGGTAATGAGTGTTGAGAACGGGAGTTAGTTTCCAGACAGTTACCGCAGGCCGCCAGCCGATGCGGGTTGTTGCCCGATGGCACAACGTGGGCAGCGCGAAAAACGGCTGTATGGCCGGTAACGTGGCGGCATGAATATTTCAAACTCCACCATCATCAGCGACCCGCGCCGACAGGCGGCACTGCTTTACTGGCAGGGCTTTTCCGTGCGGCAAATCGGGGAGATGCTGAGCCAAAAAACGCCGACCGTGCAGAGCTGGAAAACTCGCGATCAGTGGGAGGCCATTGCGCCTATTTCTCGCGTGGAAACCAGCATGGAAGCGCGACTGATCCAGCTCATCATGAAAGATGTAAAAGAGGGGAAGGACTACAAAGAGATCGACCTGTTAGGCCGACAGATTGAACGCCTGGCAAGGGTAAACCGTTACAACCACACCGGCAGCGAGGCTGATTTAAATCCGAACGTTGCCAATCGTAATAAGGGCGAACGAAAGGCACCCGATAAGAATGTGTTCAGTGATGAGGCCATTGAGAAACTCGGCGACATTTTCATTGAAACGTCGTTCGAGTATCAGCGCGGATGGCATCAGGCAGGGCTTCAGCACCGTATTCGCAACATCCTCAAGTCCCGCCAGATTGGCGCAACCTTCTACTTTGCCCGCGAAGCTTTGATTGATGCGCTGACCACCGGCCGCAATCAGATTTTCCTGTCGGCCAGTAAGGCGCAGGCGCACGTCTTCAAGAACTACATTATCGACTTTGCCCGACAGGTGGACGTCGATTTAAAAGGCGACCCGATTGTGCTGCCTAACGGCGCACGGCTGATTTTTCTCGGTACCAACGTCCGCACCGCGCAGAGCTATACAGGCAATCTGTACCTGGACGAATACTTCTGGATCCCCAAATTTCAGGAGCTGCGCAAAGTGGCTTCCGGTATGTCGCTGCATAAAAAATGGCGAAGCACCTATTTTTCCACGCCGTCGAGTCTGGCACACAGCGCCTATCCGTTCTGGTCGGGTGAACTGTTCAACAAAGGCCGTCGCAATAAAGCCGACAGGATTGACCTGGATTTAACTCACGCTCACCTGTCGAAAGGCGTGCTGTGCGATGACGGCCAGTGGCGGCAGATTGTGACGGTGGAAGATGCGCTGTCAGGCGGCTGTAACCTGTTCGACCTGGAGCAGCTGAAACTGGAATACAGCCCCGCCGAATATGAAAACTTGCTGATGTGTGAGTTCGTGGACGATCAGGCGTCGGTGTTCCCGTTCGCCGAGTTGCAGGGATGCATGGTGGACAGCCTGGACGAGTGGGAAGACTTCGACCCGTACCTGAAACGACCGTTTGCCTATCGTCCCGTCTGGATCGGTTACGACCCGTCGCACACCGGCGACAGCGCAGGCTGTGCAGTGATTGCCCCGCCGGTAGTTTCCGGCGGCAAATTCCGCGTTCTCGAGCGTCACCAGTGGAAGGGCATGGACTTTGCCGCGCAGGCCAGAAGTATCGAGGAACTTACAAATCGTTATGCCGTTGAATACATCGGTATCGATGCGACTGGCATCGGGCAGGGTGTATTCCAGCTTGTTCAGCAGTTCTTTCCGGCGGCGCGTGAGATCCGTTACAGCCCGGAGGTGAAAACCGCGCTGGTACTTAAGGCGAAAGACACCATCAGCTCCGGCCGCCTGGAATATGACACCGGCCATACCGATATCACAGCCTCGTTTATGGCGATCCGCAAAACGATGACCGCCAGCGGCAACCGTTCGACCTACGAAGCCAGCCGCAGTGAAGAGGCCAGCCACGCCGACGTCGCGTGGGCAATCATGCACGCCCTGTTAAACGAACCGCTGACCGCCGCCAACGGCGGACAAAGCCCGAACATTCTGGAGTTCTACTAAATGAGCAAACGTAAATACCGTAAAACCACGCAGACAACGACAGCTGAAAGCCAGCAGGGCGCGGAGGTATTCAGCTTCGGTGATCCGACGCCGGTGTTAGACCGCCGTGAGATTCTGGATTACATCGAGTGCACCGGCAATGGTCGCTGGTATGAGCCGCCGGTCAGTTTCGACGGACTTGCCCGTAGTCTTCGTGCCGCCGTACATCACAGCTCCCCGATTTATGTGAAGCGCAATATCCTCGCCTCAACGTTTATTCCGCACCCATTGCTGAGTCAGCAGGAGTTCAGCAAATTCGCGCTGGATTATCTGGTGTTCGGGAATGCGTATCTGGAACTGATCCGCAACCAGTTCGGCGAACCGCTGCGATTTGAGGCTGTGCCGGCTAAATATGTGCGTCGCGGAGTGGAAGAGGGGACGTACTGGTTTGTACAAGGCTGGAAAGAACCGCACCAATTCGCAGCAGGCAGCATCTTTCATCTGATCGAACCGGACATTAACCAGGAGATTTATGGCCTGCCGGAATACCTCAGCGCGCTTAACTCTGCCTGGCTGAACGAGGCCGCCACACTGTTCCGCCGCAAGTATTACCAGAACGGCGCGCATGCGGGTTATATCCTGTATATGACCGACGCCGCGCAGAGCAGCAGTGATATTGATTCAATGCGTAAGGCAATGCGGGATACGAAAGGCCTGGGCAACTTCCGAAACCTGTTCATGTACGCACCAAACGGTAAGAAAGACGGTATTCAGATCCTGCCGCTAAGCGAAGTCGCCACCAAGGATGATTTCTTCAACATCAAGAAATCCAGCCGTGATGACCTGCTGAGCGCGCACCGCGTTCCGCCGCAAATGATGGGGATTATTCCTGATAATGCCGGAGGGTTTGGGGATGTGGAGAAGGCGGCGCAAGTGTTCGTGAGGAACGAGCTGACGCCGCTGCAGGAGAGAATGAAGGAGATTAATTTTATAGCATCCTTTGAGATGATTTCATTCAAGTCATATAACCTCGACTAATATGTAGTCCTCAAAATCCCTAGCGCTTCATTTCTTCAAGATCTTGCTTAATTTGCAATAAGTGTTTAATCAAATCATGGATTTTTGAGCTCGGATTGTCAGTGTTGTTTTTTAATGAGGTGTTATACGCTCTCTCACTATTTTTCATCGCTGTATCAATCAATCCAGATAACTTAGTGAAAAGGCCATGTTGGCCTTTCTCATATTTTGGAATGTATTTTTTTAAATCCTGCAAAACTTGAGCGCCGGAGCTTTTTCTAGGGGTTTTTGCATATGCCTTTGTAGTATACGTATAATGTAATAATAACCAATATTCGAAGCAAGGTACTGATGATATCGCAGTGAAAACACCCTTTGGGGATTTTTTATTTATAGCATCTAGAGTTTCTAAATAGTTAGGGTGGGCGTCTCTATCTATAACACAATATACCTTGTCGAACGGAGCGCAATTATTAACTGATGATTGATAAAGTTCCTTGGCTTTATTAAAAACACTCCGAGGATCAGATCCGCAATCTCCTGTCACTTCAATTACTTTCGCAGTTTCAAGCTTATGAAAACTTCGGCACTCCAAAAAGTAAATTGGCTCAGTTTTAGAACCTTCACAAACAATTAAGATTTTATCTAAAGAGCGTTTATTCTTCTCCTTACGAGAAAGTTCTTTGTTCTTCTTTGCTGTGCGTTTTCTAAATAAATCTTCGCTACCCATTAAAGGACCTCCAAGTCTTTAATAAACGGAAGTGCACCATATCTACCATCAAGATATGCAGCTTCAAGGCTTTCTCTACCTTTTCTAGGACTAAAGTCAGTGAGAGGATAGATTCTTGTTGAATTCCCTTCATCTTTCTCACAAAACCAGATTTGATCCCTTCGGAAAGTATTTTGATTTAAAATTGATGTTTCGTGAGTCGTGAAAACAAGTTGTGCATTATTTGGGTTTGTCAGAGGGTTATTAAACAACCCTACTAAAAACTTAACAAGTTTAGGATGTAAATTATCATGAAGTTCATCGATAAAAAGAATATATCCTTTTTCTAAAGAATTAATCCACGGACCAGCGAAATTAAACAACTTCTGTGTCCCATCCGACTCCTCACCAAATCTAAATTCAATGAGTTTGCCATTTTTATTTTTATGAAAAGTCTTGATGTCAAACTTGTCAGTATCCTTCATTTTATCTAAGACGAGTTTTTTGACTTCCATTGGCATATCTTCAGGCAAATCACTTGGATCAAATTTTTCTTTTGTAACAGAAATATCATCAATTCCAACGTCGGCGGCCTTTAAAAATCGAAGAACATTATCTTTCATATCCTCAGTGCATAATTTAGCACTATAGTTGTGACTCCATCCCACCACGTTTGAAAAACGTAGTTTATTTTTAAAGAAATTAAAAATAGGAGCTAATTGTTTGCTGTTTAGCTGGACTGCAGTAGAAAGGAAAAGAGCATTTTCCCTCGTTGCATTTTGCCAAACCTGCTTTTCACCTAAGAGATAATTCCCCATATCCCAGGCGTATTCATTTTTTTCATTATCCCAGGCACGGGCAAACCATCGTTGTGGACGACCTTTAGGATAAGCAAAAAGCCATTCATCATGAATTTTATCAAATGTGGCACTGAAGCCATATTGGTACCTAACGTTATCAATTATAAAGGACGTTTCAAATTCACTTGGACTATTCTCAAATTCAGGGTCTAGTTTAAATGATTGAATTGGTAGTGCTTCATCATTTTGATACGTTGAAGCAGATTCAACAACAATTTCAACCATCTTTCTTAGACTGAGCATAAAGTTGGTTTTGCCAGCAGCGTTAGGACCATAAATGACTGATGAGCGTAATAGCTCAAGATTCGCAGGAGCATCAACTTTAATGACGTTTTCATCCAACTCTTTGTTTTTGGTAGCATTCATAGAAAAAACTTGTTTTTCAGAGATGGATAAAAAGTTTTGCACAGTGAATTCAATAAGCATTTTTTCTCGTTTCCCCATTGTAGTTGAGATGAAAAATTCAACTAAAAAACCAGTATAGTCCATTTATTGGCTTGATTTTGACATTTTTTTCCAAAAATAGCTTTAAAATTATGTTCTACTTCGATTCAAATTATTACAAACAAAAATGTGATGAATTTATGAAATTTGAGAGCCGTCGCGCAATGCTATCCCCGCCACGCCTGCCCGCTTTATAGGTCGCTTTTGATGCAGTTGCGTGATCCACTGTGATCCACGCCAGCATTGGTCTCGTGGGGGGAAAAGAGCAGGGCGATCACCATGCAAAATCATGCACTCACTGCATGCAGAGCTATCAAAGAGCGCGCGCCCGCTTTCCTGGCTATTCTTCATCGTCGTAAACAGAGAATGGTTCTGACGGCGTGTCT